AACGCAGGAAGGGTTCAACGATATTCTTGAACGATGCGCGAGTGAACTCGTCATTCAGTTCAAAGAGTTGAGTCTTAGCAGCGTTGCTGATTGCATCTTCGAGAACCAGGAACAGGCGACGAACGTTGATACGGTCGAAAGCAGACTGGTAAGCGAGTGCAGTCTTATCACCGAACAGGACAATGCCCTGACCAGGGAATGCAACCACAGGGTTGATGCGTGCTGCATACAGACGATCGCGGTGATCCTTCAGAGGAGAGTAAGCGAGTTTGATCGCGTTACGCAGTTGACCTCTGTTGAAACCAGCGGGAGAGTACCAAGCCTCAGAGTTAAGAGTGGTGCTCAGAGTCAGACCTGCAACATCAGCGTTACAAGCGATATAACGATACTTGTCGTTATACTTATCATAGATGTACTTGTAGTTGTTATCGAACACAGCATAAGAAGTGCTGCTCAGTTGGTTGAAGAAGTCAACCGTACGGTTCACGATAACGTTAACATCGCTCTGACCGATAACATCGTTACGGTTCGGAGAGATGAATGCCAAACAATCTTGGCGGGTTGCCGCAATGTCAATGATTTTTTGTGCCTTAGCGACGGTATCGCTAGTGTCTGCCATACCAGGACCCATCAGGATGTAATCAACATCAATGGTTTCCTTATCTGCCACCAGGTCATAACCGCCGAGAATCTCGGAGCGTGCCAGGGTGTAACCGTCTGTACCACCTTGCAGGTGATAGAAAGCGGTGGAACCATTAGTTGTACCAATGATTTCGCGAGCAAGGTTGGTCTCATTGTTCTTGATTGCAGTATCCTGCTGGATCAAGTCGAAGGAACGAGACACACCAGAGGAACCCCACAGACCAGATGCGGCACCATCAACATCGTAGATTGCACCAGTTTCGTGAGAACCCCAGAACAGATAGGAAGAATCGTTCTTAATGACATCCTTATAGTACACGGTCTCACCTTGAGTACCACGTGCATCAGATGCCTTGGAAACGAACAGGAACTTCTCAAGGACAGAACCAGGAGTACCAGTCAGTTTTCCGTCGCCATCGAGAACGAGGATGTGCATCTGGTCGTTCTTACCACCACGATCATCAACCCAAGGAGATGTACCAGGACGGGGTGCAACAGATGCCCAACGCTGACCGCCACCAAAATAACGCTCGTCATACTCGGAGCGGACGGAAGACACGTTGATGTTGGGATTGCCACCAGCATTGTCATCAGACAGTGTGTAGTTAGCAGCATACTTTTCGGCACCCGATGCAGTCACGACGTGCAGTTGACGGTCGATACTAGAAACCGTTGCCTTGTCGCCAGTTCTAGCTCCACCAGTTTCTGCACTCCACAGAGCGATCACATCACCAACACTCAGAACGTCGGAGGACAGAGTGTAGTTAAAGTCGATCTCGATCTTACGGCTGATGGGATCATAAGCAACCACTTGACCTTGAACAGGGATAGACACACCAGCGGTGGTCTCTGCTCTCCAGTATTCTGCAGTTTGGAAATCACCAACCACAGATGCAGAATCAAGAGTTGCAACAACGGTGTAGCGATAGATGTGTGCGGTAGCGTTTGCTGCGCTGTAGGTCACCTGTGTTGAACTTGCAAATTCCCACTCAGCAGTGGAAGGTTGTGCCAAAGACAGGATCTGATCAGCACCTGCATCAGTTACAACAACACGCAGGGAGTTGCCATAGATGCCAGGGTTGCGAGCACCCCACTTCCAGGAGTTAGATGCAGACTCAACGCTTGCTTCGTACTCTTCAAGAGACTTGATGATAGGAGCACTAACACCAGTTGCAGTTGTTTCGTTGATGTTGGTCTTGGAAACAGTCACCACCATTTTATCGACAGTCTGACCATCAGTTTGAGCAGCAGCGGTTGTTCCAAGAACACCACGCTCAACAGTCAGGTCGTTACCAGCGATAGAGGTAACACGCAGAATTTCATCAGAAATCTTGATGTAATCATTCAGTGTCACACCCAGGGTTGCGACAGAAGTCACAGTCAGGAGAGTATCACCAGCAGCAAGAGTACCGCCGTGATTCATTGTGGTGCTAGTACCAGCATCCTCAATCAGGGTGACTGCAGAACCAGCAGAGTGAGAGGTTGCTGCTGTTGCCAGTTGACCACGCTGAACTGTGAGGTCGTTACCAACAATTGCGGTGACTCTCAGAATCTCAGCGTCGATCTGCAGGTAATCGTTAACCGCAATGTCTGCAGCAGAAAGTACAGTCAGAGTGGTGTCAGAACCAGAGAAGGTTGTGACAGTTGTTTGTGCTGTATCGATAGCGTTCTTTAGGGAAGAACTGGTTGCACGGATAACCTTCAATGTACCACCGTACAGAAGGAATTGTGCAGCCGAGAACCAATACTCGTAGTTGTAATCGTTAGGGCGACCAAACACTGCGAGAAGTTCCTTCTCGGAAGTGATGTCAACAATCTGGTTGACTGGACCTTTCTCAAAAGAACCGACGATCACCGCGACATTATCAAGAGTTGCGTTTGCAACTGTAGTCAGATCCTTTTCAAGAACAACGACCCCTGGCGAAAGTTGGGTAGATGCCATTGCTTAATCTCCTGAAAATTCTTCAATCTTTCTACTAATATTTAGAATTTGTAAGTGTTCTACTGGGGAAGCAGAACGTGAACAAATTACCAATCTGGGTAGTCATTCCCAAACCGTTTGCTATACTTTTTTCTATTCTTGGATATTCTTTTAATAGTGCATTGCTTACACTCATAAGAATATGCAGACACATTATTTCCCCTATCCTTTCTAGTCTTATAGAAGTTATCTAATAGACTCATAGTTCTCAAACACTTGCGACATTGCCTGTCAACAAACAGCAGATGTTCAAGTTCAATCTGCTGGTCAAAGTCCATTACCTATACTCCCACATAAATGCACGGTCACCATATTCATCAACGTGCCACACATCACCATCAGTATCTACAAACGATGTATCCTGTAGACCATCATCCATAAATCCGAACGGTGCCATATCTGCTTCGATCGCTTCACGCTGTTCTTCATACATCCTTGCTCGGATGTCATTATCGTGAAGTTCCTTGAAATAGTCTTGTACGGCAAGCCAAGAGAACATCACCAGACACATTGCCAAGTCGTCGTTACAACCCTCTTCTGCCTGCCAGGACTGCCCTTTCTGGATGAATGTGGTTAGTTCCGAAATAATATCATAGTCAGTGATAACTAATTTATCACCCTCAAGAAGTTGTTTTAAGTTTGAACAACCGACCTTTTTGACCGCACTAGACATCTTGACACCCATCTGGACTTTGCCCCCAGAGAATCCCTGACCAACTACCTGTCCAGCACGCCCACGCATTGCTGCCATCAAAAGGTTGTCATATTCGAGATCATATTGTATGATGTCTGCAACTTGACCACCGATGTCATTTACTTCTACCAAAATATAAGCGTGATTATATGCTTTGGCAGTTTGTACAATAACGTCAGGGAAAAGAAGTGGTTTGATTTCGTTATTTCGATACTTACCAATCAACCTATATGGTACAGTGGTTGTATCAAATAAAGTGAACGCACTATAATCTCCATTGATTCCACGTGCTACGTCCACAGTCATTGTGTAATTATGATCTTTCTTTGGTTCTTCATATATGTCCAATCCATTACTTCGTGTGATTGGATCATCATATGCCATCACGCGCAACTTGCTTGGGGAGATCAGTGTATCAACCGATCCAAGGAACTCGCATTCAAACTCAACACGGAACTGCTGTTCGGACGTGTTGCGGATAGTTTGCGCTTTCCACTCCTCATCTCTTCCTGGTACCTCAGACCAGTGGACTTCTGTAGGAATATATTCGTTCGTACCACGCTCTGCATCGTGCCAGAGCTTGTAGTACATATTCATCCCGTGAGGAGTAGAGATGATAATAACTTTTGTTGACTTACCTGATGATATAGTAGGATAAACGGAACTGAAAAACTGATCAGCGATATTATTCGGAACGAACGCGAATTCGTCCAGAAAAATGACGTTAAAAGACATACCCCTGACGGCACTAGCAGAAGTAGATGCAGCCAAGAGTTTAGAGCCGTTCTCCAGTTCCACCGACCCTTTGTTCCAACCAATAATACCTTGCTGCATCCACTTAGGAAGATTCTCGTAAGAGAGTTGTAAGCGTCCAAGCATCTCTCGTGCAGTGGCAGCTTTGTTAGCGAGGATTGCGACATTGACGTTATCGTTGAAGATTACATACCACAATAGGTACGCTGTAACAACAGTAGACTTACCAGACTGACGAGGTAGTTTTGCAATGTTGAAACGATTGTCGTGGAAACGAGATACCATCGTCTCCTGAAAATCATATAGGTGAAATGGAATAACACCCTCATCGAGAGAAACGATTTTGATGTAATTTCTAATAAAGTAAATTGGATCTTGGCTGCACTTAATAAACTCCTCCACCTGTTCAGGTGTGAAGTTTGTTGGAATATTTGCCTTTTTTAGATTAGGATTGCCAAGGTAAGCACTGGTATCCATTACGATTCCTCAGGAATTTTGGGATTTTTGAATGTCCCATACTGATCTATGTAGTAGAGAAAGTTGTTAATAGATCTTTCAACACCCAGTGCTTGCTTTGCTGCTAACCAAAACTCATATTCATCTTGCAGGTCTTCACCCAATTCAATACTAACGATTTTCATTCAATCAGTGTTCCGTGAGCACGACGAATTTCTCTAAGTTCTTCAAAGTCTTTTTGTTTTGTGCCACCATCGTATGCCCAAGCATATCCTTCGGTAATCATTTGCTCATTGAGGGACAACTCTGCGTCACCGATGTAGAGCCATCCGAGGAGTCTCCCGTATTTACCAACACCGCCCACAAGCTCAGTCCTAACAGTAAGCTCATCGTCACCTGCGATAGCACCTTCCAGTTTCTCTTTGAGCCAGTTGGTTGCATCGTATCCGAGTGCTTTTTCTTCGTCGTCTCTGGTACGCTTTTCGGGCGTGTCCACGCCAGCAACTCTAACTCTTTCTTTTTTATATAAATCAAAACCGAGATCAATCGTGACATCGATCGTGTCTCCATCCAGCACTCTATCTATGCTGATCACTCGGAAGTTGTAACAACTCTTCCGACTCGGGGGTGTCATCGCTCCCATCTTCTTCTAGTTCCTTAAAGGATAGTCTAAGTATATATACGACACAATAGAGCGTAAATACTAGTCCACAACAGAGGAGTATGATTACAGACCAGACAGGTTCTTGTGTCATTTGTCCTTGAATAATTCTTCAATACGTTTTCTGGTATCATCAAGTTTTGCTTGTTCTCTTTCACAATGCCTATAACCTCTCTTTCCCTGAAATATCATCGTGCCTTGATAAAACATCGTGGCAGCAAATACTAACAGAAGAACGATACCAATTATCTCAGGTAGGTTTTCGGTGGACATATGCGATACCAATGATAGGAACCATCACCAGCAAAAAACATAATATACCAAGAGTGTAAGGATTATTTAGAGTCCAGTGTGCGATACTACCGATTTCTTTCATCATTCCACAACAAATTGAAATATCTATCTACTTGACGTAGACAGTCTAATGGGGCAACCTCATCAGTCTTTGCCCATTCTAAACAAAAAAACTGCATCTGCTCAGTAACTTTGGGAACGCCAAAAATTCTAGCAAATGCAGATGTAGCAAAATGGTACCGCTGTCTAATGCGCGGTTCCATTTCCCTTATAATCGTCGGATTCATAATAGGATCCTTTCTTTGAACCGAAGTAGAGTGTGGTCAGTACAAATGGAATTGCAATAATTGCAAGTGCTTTTCCCAATAGATGTTCCATTATTGGTCTATCCCAAGTTCCCTTAAGTAATCGATCCACCATTGGGGATCTTTTTGCATTCTCCACTTTGGAACCTCCAAACCTTTCTCAGAATAATACTCAAAGAGAGCATCATCTATAATCTGTGCGACTTCCATATTCCTCGTCCTCTTCATCAACGTCTTCATATGCGTTTGCCACATAAGGTCCGTGTGGTTTGAGTGATTCTTCTCGGACATACTCGGATTCGGCACTGACTGCTGACAACCAGACAGCAAGTTTCATTACTATGTAGATGGTTGCTAATGGGAGAAAACACAACAATAACTTAAACGTCATCATCATCCTCCCAATAACCATCAAAAGGTTCTTGGCAAAGTTCGCGATGCTTTATAAATTGCATTGCTTGCCTCAATAACTTTTCGTCCTCATCTGTAAAATGTTCTTTGTCTTCGTTTTCATTCATTGACCTACCCGTTCGATAATTCGCAACATACCATCAACATAACCTGCCAATGCAATACACCCTAATGTTAGACTGATCAATGCGGCATTTCTGTTGTGTTTTTTGATTGCCTTGTCTATAAGACTTTGACATTCTTGTCTTGTTAGCAATTCGTTGGGATTTTCCATTAGGGGTTGTGATTTTTATTTGATTTAATTTGATTGTATCCCCAGACTGCTAGGGTGCCGATACCTAGACCAGCAATACAGCAAAGAAACATATGAATAAGGTGTTCAAAGGTTGAGTGATCAGCGTGGTTCATCCGAAATACATTACAGAAAGTGTGAAGATAACAAAGATGATGACGGTAAACATCATCAATCCTACACCTGCCCAGGCAACCCAAGCAGGCATAGGTTCATAGTTGTGATTATGAGACATGAATTGTACCGATCATGCCCGCACCTTTGTGGGGAGCACACCAGTAAGTATAGTCTCCTGCCTCTGGAAAGTCAATCGTAAAGTCTTCGCCTGGTAACATAGCGAGACCTTCATGACTTAACTCAGGATGACCATCCACCACAACATTATGTGGTGGTAGCATATTGTTAATAAAATGAACAGATTCTCCAGCATTGATTGATACCTCAGCGGGTTCGAATACTAGGTTGCCATTAGCACCCATTTGAACATCAACTGCCCAAGCAGGTAGCGCGAAGAACATTGTAGCAAGTAGCGCA